GCCAACGAATGGTTGGAAATCAGCGACTGTCGCAGCAGCAACGTCTGTCGGGCAGCCTGTTGAGATGGATGTCCAGTTGCGGCAGCGGCAAGCTGTCTCGACTGAAACGCCTGAGCAGACGACCGTTGACAATCTGCAAGCGCAGGTGCTTGCGCTGTCGGGTGTGCAAGCTGTCTCACCCTACGAGAACGCGACATCGACAACTGATGCGAATGGCGTGCCGAGGAATAGCATTGCATTCGTTGTACAGGGTGGCATTGCGCTGCAGATTGCGCAAACGATCCAGCTTGGGAAGTCAATCGGCTGCGGTACCTATGGTACGACGTCTGAGACAGTCACAGACGTGAACGGGCTCCCGCAGGTCATCAATTTCTTCCGTCCGTCCGCCGTTGCGCTGAAAGTCGTTGTCACGATCCATCCGCTGCCTGGGTACAACAGCGTCATTGGTTCGAACATCCAAGCGTCGATTGCCAACTACCTTGGACAGCTTCCCATTGGGCAGTCCGTGTTCCTGACGCGGCTCTATGTCCCCGCGCAATTGCAGGGGCCGTACGCGATCACCAACAATGCGAACGACCCCAACACGTTTGAGCTTGAGTCCGTGACGATCACGCGGTCAGCGACGACAACGCTTACGAGCAACATCACCAATTCGCAGACAACCATCCCTGTCGCGTCTGCCGCTAACTTCCCGTCAGCAGGTCAGGGACAGTACATCATTCAGATTGGCACCGAACAGATGCTTGTGACAGGCGGCAATGGTACGCTCGTCTGGACAGTGCAGCGCGGCTACAATGCAACAACACCTGCCTCCGCATTGCTCGGCGCGACTGTGACTGGCGAACCGTCCGCGACGGACATCAGCATGGCGTTCTTTGAACAAGCGTCAATCCTCACCAGCAACATCACGATTGCGACCGTCTAATGCGCACACTCGCCGACTATCTAGCGCTGGTACCCAGCCAGCATCAAGGCAAGCCGAAGTACATGGCGACGCTTGAGCTTGTGCTTGCACCGCAGGTCGCAATGCAGGAGTTCATCAACAACATCCCGCAAGCGTTTGACCTGGACGAGGCGATAGGCGTACAGCTTGATATCGTCGGACAGTGGATTGGTGCGACGCGCTACATCAACGCGCCGATCAACGGCATCTTCTTTTCGTTCGACACATCAGGCCAGGGATTTGACCAAGCCATTTGGTTTGGACCGTTCACACCAACGCAGGGCTTGATTGCGCTGTATGACGATCTCTACCGGGAGTTTCTCTACGCGAAAGCGGCTGCTAACGAGTGGAATGGTGAGCTGACTAGCGCATGGAACATCTACCAAATGCTGCTCGCGCCCTATCCTGGTGCTATGCTGCTTGTGCAGGACAACCAGGACATGACGATGACAGTTGCGATTGGCGGCACGCTGCCACCTGTGCTTGTGCAACTGCTCGTACTCAATGAGCATCTGCCGCTGCGGCCGTCTGGTGTGCAGCAGTTCAGCTATTTGACATCTGTCCCCGGTGCGCCGCTGTTTGGCTTTGATGTCGAGACAGCGCTGATCTCAGGGCTTGATGTCGGTTCGATCGCAGTACCCCCTAGTGTGATGGGATAAGGTCAGGACATGCCCGAACAAGACTTCATCGTGTTTGCAGGCGGCGTTGGTGCTAACGTCATCACGCAAGCTACCTATGTTGCTGCGTCATGGCCGCCAACAGGCTTTGCGTCCGGCCTTGCGCAGTCGAACCAATTCAACAAGGTGTTCAGGCAAGGCTCGATCATGGCTGCTGTCATCGGGCAGATGATTGCAGATGTGCTTGGCGTCAATGTCATTGACGATGGTACGACAGCGACGATCGAGGCCAATCTCATCAAGCTTATCCGCGGGGGTGCGGGAGCATTCGTCACAGACACAGGCGCTGCTAATGCGCTTGTCGGGTTGCTGACACCAGCTCCCGCTAACTTGGCCTCGCTTGTCGGCATACCGATTCTCGTCAAGGCAGCGCACACGAACACCGGCGCGTCGACAATCAACGTCAATGGGTTTGGTGCTGTCAACATCACAACGCAGACTGGCGCTGCGCTAGCTGCGAGCGCGCTCACAGCGAACGGCATCTACTGGCTAGTCTATGACGGGACTGAATTCCAGCTCGTCCTTTAAGGGAGTTTTAGCTCGTGCCCGAACAAGACTTCCTACCCTTTGCCAGTGCGGCTGGTGCGAACGTTATTACGCAAGCGGCCTATGTCGGTCAGCCATGGCAGACAGGTGGCTTCTCGGCTGGTCTCGCTCAGTCCATACAGCTGAACAAGGTCTGGCGCCAGTCATCCATCATTGCATCTGTCGTCGCGCAAGCGATTTGCGATGTCACGGGGCAGACAGTCATTGACGATGGCACGATTGCGACAATCGAAGCTAATCTCATTGGCTTGATCCGCTCGGTCGGTGGCACCTATCAGGTCGACAGTGGCGCTGTCAACGCGCTCGCGATCGTGCTAGCAAATCCGCCTAGCTCCCTCGCCGGTTTGGTCGGGATTCCGCTGCGCATCAAGGTCGCGCACACGAATACAGGAGCCGTGACCCTTACATCGAACAGCTTCACAGCAACGCCGCTTGTGCACCCTGACGGCACGCCGATGTTTGGCGGCGAGTTGCTAGCTGGTGCCATGATCATGGTCGTCTACGATGGCACAAGCTTCCAGCTAGTCAGCGATGCGCCGGTCATTCCTGGACGCTTGCTAAACGTGCAAGCATTCACTGCAAGCGGCACCTACACGCCAACAGTTGGCATGCGCTCGGCGCGCGTGCAGGTGCAGGGAGCAGGTGGGGGTGCTGGTGGTACAGCAACGCCAGGCGTTGGGCAGGATTCAATTAGCTGCGGCGGTCTTGGCGGGCATTGGAGCATTGGTATCTTCTCTGCTGCTGCCATTGGCGCATCGCTCGCTATCACCATTGGTGCTGGCGGTACTGGCGGTGCGGGCGGCGTTTCATCAGGTAGCAATGGCGGGTCTGGTGGTAACACATCTTTTGGTACATTGTTGCAGCAGCCAGGGAACGGCTTTGGTCAGGGCGGCGGACTGTACTCAACGACAGCGACAGTCGTGTTTGCTGGATCAACGGCTGTCAATACGACAAATGCCTATGCATGGCGTGCGGGAGGTCTTACGCAAGGCGGTACGACTGTTTGGCAAGCGGGCGGCGTTAACATCCTCAACATTGCATCGAATGGCGGCACCTCAATGTATAGCGCGGGAGGTGCTGGGTCGGGGCAGTCTGTTGGTCAGCCGGGCAGCGGCTTCGGTGGTGGCGGTGGGGGCACCAATGCTACTGCAAGTAGCGGCCCATTCGCTGGCGGTTCTGGGTCTGGCGGGCTTATCATCGTTGAGGAGTATAGCTGATGCGCAGATGGCGTAAGCAGCCAGGCAGCGTCAAGACCTATAAGATCGACGCAGCATGCGCGCTTGGCAGCACAGTCATTGAGTCCGTGTCGGCAGCTATCGCGCCGAATGGACTTAGCGAAGCAGTGATTGCAGCGCTGACAGTCAACGGGCAATGCGTCGACTTGACGGTGGGTGGCGGTGTGCCTGGACGGTCGTATGTCGTCAAGATCGACGTGACATCGTTTGGCACACCCGTCGCTGAGTATGCGCGTGCGCTCTACATTGATCGTGTGTTCGCGGCATGGCCGATTGGTGATCCAGCTGGCACTGCATTCGGACCGGCCGTTACCTGGCAGTCCAATGCGACGCAACTCAATTTCTCGAAAGCCCGCAACAGTTGGCTTGCTGCAGGCTTGTGTTCCTAAGGTCAGGAGAGGAGAGTACCATGGGTAACTTCTACACAGACTTCCTTGTCAAGGCACCGTTCTACAAGGCAACGGCAAAGGTCAACGATCTTGAGTACCTCGAACCCGTGACGCGCGCGGCTGTGCAAGCGATCATGTCGGAGTCCGCTGCCAATGGTCAGCCGCTCATTCTGTTCGAGACCTACCGGTCTGTGCAGCGGCAGCAGTTCCTGTTTAAGCAGGGGGCGACGACGTTGCAGCAGGTCGGCGTGCATCACTATGGGCTTGCGGCTGATCTCGTCAAGGACATCAACGGTCAGCCATCCTGGGCTGGTGAGTGGGGGTTCCTGCGCGATCTCGCGAACAAGCATGGGCTGATCTCAGGACTCGACTGGGGACTGCCGCAGGAGCACCACAGCTTCGTTGACGCTGATCATGTGCAGCGTGTCGCACTAAAGGACCAAGCGAAGCTGTTCGCTGGCGCATGGTACCCCGAAGACAAGTACACGCCATCCGCTCCGCCGCCTGTACCTGATCCCGTACCGGAGCCAGCTGTCGCTGAAGCAACGGAACACGTCGCGTAGACGAACCCACTGCAAGGTCAGGAGAGTCTCACATGCTTATCTACTATATTCGTCGGATGACAGTGCTAGCGGCATTCGTGCTTCTGGCACTGATCGCTTGCGCTGCTGCGTATGCAGCAACGGCTGTCGATGAAACGGGCAGCGGTGGGAGCATTGACTTCTCGCCGCTCATCACAGCATTCGTGTCGTTCGCTGGCGTTGCTATCCCTGCGATTGGCATTTGGTTGTCAACGCTCATCAAGCAGAAGCTAAAGCTTGATGCCTCGTCCGCTGACTCGCTGCTGATTGATAATGCGGTTCAGCGTGCAGGCGGTCTTGCCTACAACACAATGGTCGAGCTTGCGGGGACTGTGCCGACCATCCCGCTCAAGAACGCTGCGCTGGCAGCAGGGATCAATCACGTGATGGCGTCCATCCCCGATGCGCTAGCGCGCAAGGGGCTGGACAATGCGACCCTCACCCGCATGGTGACAGGCGAGCTTGGGAAGCTACTAGCATCGGATCCCAGCGTCTCCGTAGCTCCCCCTGCGGCTGCTTTGCAGGGGGTTGCGCAGGATCCCCCTGTCCAGGGAGCGCCGCCCGCTGCAACCCCCGTCCAGGGAGCGCCTGGAGCTCCCCTAGCGACTGTTTCGCAGGGGATAGCGCACGTGTCCCAATCAGATACCCGCGCGCCGATCCCGGTCGCTGCGGTGGGTACTCCCCCTCCACCCCCGCCGCCCCCGGCTGCGCCGGCGGGACCGCTCGTCACGACAAAGCAGCAGTGATCATAGGTCAGGAGTACATGCAAATGTTACGACGTAAGCTACTAGCAGGTTCAGCGCTTGCCCTTATGGGGTTTGTGGCTGGGTGCACGACAAGCACAGTCAACGGTGTGACGACCGTGACCATCAACATGCCAACGTTCACGGCATATGCGATGGGAGCCACGGCGCTTGTCACAGCGTTCTTGGGCTTCCCGGGCGTTGCGCCATTGATCGGCGCAGCGGGGCCAGTCATCTCGGGGATTCTGTCGCAGGTCGAAAGCGGCTTCGCTGCTGTCAACACAGCCGCGAATGGTAACGTCAGCTTCTCGTTTGACACGACAAGCGTTCCTGCATTCATCACAGCACTCGAGCAGGATGGCACGAAGCTGACATCGGCGTTGTCGACGGCATTCACTGGTGCTGGCAGTGCGCTGCCTGCGCAAGCGGGGCAGTACTACAATGGCGCTATCGCTGTGTTGTCAGCCATTGCCGCGCTGTTCAGCATCTCGACTGCTGCGTCGATGCGCAAGATCGCGGAGCCGAAGATGGATGTGCCGACTGCGTTGTCGCTCGTACACGTCGCGGTGCCCGCGGGGCGATAACGACTGGCGATGCTGGGCGCTTGATGGCGTTCGCCAGGG